ATTAGCGAATTTAAGAGAATTGGAGTTGAGAGATGAGCGGACAAAAACACGACAGCCAAAAGCCAAGATTTAGCCTACTACCGTCCACCCCTTTGTGGCAGGTGGTGGAAGTCTTAGAATTTGGGGCGAACAAGTATGGGATGGATAACTGGAAAACCGTGCCAAACGCCCGTGAGCGGTATTTTAACGCCTGTCATAGGCATTTGAATGCGTGGTGGAGCGGTGAGATGGTAGATGGCGAAAGCGGATTACCACACCTTGCCCATGCTGTTTGTTGTTTAATGTTTTTGATGTGGTTTGATGGGAGTGAGAAATGAATAGCGATGAATACTATAACTGGCTACAAAAATTTGAAAAACGCACGACGAGCGATGACACATTCACACCACCTGCGGTTTATGATGTCGTGTTAGAGTATGTCAACGAACACATTTTACATTTGGACGATTTGACGGTAGAACGCCCTTTTTATCCCGATGGCGATTATCAAGCACATGCCCAAAACTATGATGATAACACGGTGGTGATTGACAATCCGCCTTTTTCTATTTTGGCAAAAATCATTGATTTTTATTTGGCGAATAATGTCAAATTCTTTTTGTTCGCCCCTGCTTTGACGGTGTTTAACTCAATGCGAAACCGTGATTGTACTGCTATTATTGCTCCTGCTGACATTACTTATGATAATGGGGCGGTGGTAGATACTTGTTTTGCTACTAATCTGTGTGGAGATGTGCGAGCAATGACCGCCCCAGTATTATACAACGCCCTAAAAGCATTAGAGCAACAAAAGCCAACATTGCCAAAATACCAATATTCGCCCAATGTGCTGATGGTAAATAATTTAAATAAATTATGTAAGGCAGGGATTGAATTTAGCGTGTCGGCTAATGAGAGTGTATTTATTCGCAAGCTTGATAGCCAAAAAGAGCATAAAAAAGAATTGTTCGGTGGCGGATTGCTGATTAGCGATAACAAAGCCAAAGAACTGCAAGCCAAAGAACTGCAAACAAAAGAACTGCAAGCTAAAAATAATTTAATAAATTGGGAATTGTCCGATAGAGAATGGGTGATTGTGGGGAGTTTGGGGGTAAACAATGATTGAACAATACGGTTTGGCGATTTTTGTGGTATTTGTGTTATCGCCGTTGTTTTTGAGCTTTTGCTTGGTGTTGCTTTTTGACATGATAAAAGAATGTCGCAAATTTAAAAAAGAATTTAAGCAGGCAAAAAAGAGATGGAGAGATTTGTGATGACCGATTACCCAAACCTTGACCTTATCCGTGCGGTAATGAGCCAAAAAAGCACAAGCGATCATGCGGGTAATTTTGGCAAAGGTGGGCAAAATGCCCTTGATATGGCGGACGGTGCAGGTTGCTTGGCGTATGTGTCTAAGCACGCCCCAACTGACAACCCCGACTTAATGCGGTCGGCGGTGGCGTGCTATGTGGACGATGGGAAGCGTGAGCGGTTTTATAATGATGTGGTTAAACTTGCCGAGCAGGGCTATCAGTCTAAAAGCCAAAGACGCAAGCACGCCAAAAACCTTGCCCGTGCGGTGGTGGCTGATGTGGTGCGGTGTGCTTTGACTGATAAGAAAAAAGCCGAGATAATGGGTATTTCTGCGGTGGCATTTTGTAACTACCATTCGCATATTTATGGAGATGTAATGGGGGCGGTAGCAAATGAATTAAGTGTAGCGGACGATGTGGCAGGCGAGTATTGGCGAAAAACTTTTAGAGAACATAGAGGCTAATCAAGCCTCTTGTTCTAAGCGTTTTGCATACTCAATGATGGCTTGCTTTATCGCCCCTGCACGGTTGCCGTTGTGGTGGGCTTTGATTTTTTGTAGGGCTTCATAGGCTTCTGTGTCGTATTGACCTAGTAGCACTCGCACATCTTCTAGGGCTTTGGCAGTGTTTTTTTTGACGGCTTTGATTTGAGCGTGTGATGTCTTAATTGTCATAAAATACCCCTTGATTTTTTCAAATTAAATGGCATAATAAAGATAAGGAGTGGTTAAGGGTTAGCCCCCTAACCAAACCCCCAGTAGTTGCCGCTACTTTCGGGTTACCTGTTTAATACGCTGATGTAGCGATTAAGAGCAGGATTATTAGGGCGATGATTTTGACTAGTGTGGTCATCGTCCAACTCCTTATGTTTACCGCTAGTGCTAGTCACTAGCACCTACCTAGCAACCCTTGCTAGATGTGCCTATTATATATTGACTTAGATAGTTTGTCAATATATAATTTAAAAAAATCTGCTCATTATTTGGGTGGATTTTTTTATTGACAAGGGGCAATTATTGGGGTATGATATGCCTAAGGTCTCAAAAGCCTATATTGATATAGGGATAATACTATGGATAATTTAACTTATCTAAACCAACTTAATGAAGTCGTTCAACTTAGCCAACACGACCCAGAGCGGGCAGAAGAAATGATGGTTGAGACTGAACCTATGGACGAGTACAGAATGATGTATGAAGTCATTGCAGATTATGTGAGACAACAATACGAGAAATATTTGGAAAGCATAGCACAAATGGATAAGGAAAATTAATAAAAAATTTTGCTTGACCCAAAAAACCACTTGACTTATCAAGTGGTTTTTTGTATTATGTATGCAAGGTGTCAGAACCGAACCCATAAGCGTTACCCACAAGCGAAATCTGTGGTTTTATTTTGCCTAAATTTCCACTGTGAGAATTCTCACACTGCAAAATAACCCTTTCAAAAATTTAAGATGTGCAAATTCTCACATCATAATTTTATGTTAGGGGGGCGGAGAAATAAGCTGACTTGTCAGACGAATCATCCCAACCGACTTATGGCGGCTTCTGAACCCCCTAGCACCCTTTACAGGGTAATTTCAGAAAATTAACCATAAGGAGTTCATAATGAACTTAATCATCTCTATCCCTACCCAAGCCGACTTTATCATCAATCAAGTTAATGGCTTGTATTCCCTAAATGATTTGCATAAAGCCAGTGGTAATGATGAAAAACATCGCCCTACTTGGTTTCTTCGCAACCAACAAACCCAAGAACTCATTGCTGAGATAGAAAGCGAAAATACCATCGCCTATCACACCATTAATGGCGGTAAAAATCGTGGCACTTACGCCTGCCGTGAACTGGTCTATGCCTATGCGATGTGGATTAGTCCTAAGTTTCATTTGATGGTCATTCGTGCTTTTGACCGTATGACCAAAGGCGAGCATATCCCCTGCCTAGGCAAGCCCCAAACCAACGAACTTTCCGACAAAGACTGGATAAACCTAAAACGCCTTGTATGGCTGTGTGAAAACAACTTTAAAATGCAAAAATCCGCAGGACACGCCATTTGGGCAAGGTTAAGAGCGGTAACAGGGGTCAAAAGCCCCGCCAAATTTAGCCGTGAACATTTGCCCATTATTGCCACTGAGCTTGAACGCATTTTTAGAATGAGTGAGCAGTACAGCCGAGCAATGCAAGCCACCGAACGGCTGATTATCCGTAATGTGCTAAAATATGGCGATGATGAGCCGATGGAATTTTTCCTATTAGAAATGGTAGAAAAAGCCACCGACTACAATCAAGCCAAAGCCGAGCGGTTGCCTGCGTTTTTTGGGAAAGAGTTATTAGAATTGGTTGCCTAACCATCACTTAAAAAAACACCCTACATGGCTTGACTGTGTGGGGTGTTGGTGCTTAATTCAAAATACTACCCAAGCATTACAATCCCTAGATGATGATGAAAAATCAAAATTAGATACCATATCTAGTCCTATGTTTAACATAGCCCTTGATAATCGTGTCAAAGAAATCAATATCATCTCACTATTGATTGCTGATATGATGCCAAAAAAGATTGACAAAGCCACCCAACAGGCGTATGATATGACACAAGGTGTTTCAAAACCACCGATTTTACACAGCGTCATCGCTACGCCTAGCGATTTTTTGTTGCCTATTACTTTCTGTTATGGGCAAGATGGTGCATATCGTGAGAATGCACAGCCGACTGTGTACGGTGTTTTGAACATCTTGTCCACCCTATTTCAAACTAGGGTTAAATCTCAATACACAGGAGTATTAGCCAATGTCTAGTCTTATCAATTTTGATTTCCAATCCCAAACCGTCCGTGTTGAGCTAAAAAATGGTGAACCGCTATTTTGCCTAACTGATGTTGCTACCATTCTTGATATTAGCAATGCCAATCCAAGCCGTTTTAATCTTGATGAAGCTGGTGTACATAAAATGTATATCAGCTATGAAAGTGGTAAAAAGCAAGTAACATTCATCAACGAACCCAACCTATACCGTGTGATTTTCCGCTCTAATAAGGCGGAAGCGGTCAAATTCCAAAACTGGGTCTTTGATGAAGTCCTGCCAAGCATTCGCAAAACAGGGCAATACCGCCACACCATCTCAACCGAGCAACAAGCCCAAATCCAAAAGTGCGTCCGCCAAAAATGCCTACATAATAGCACCCATTATCAAACGGTGTACACCGCCTTAAAAGATAAGTTTGGCGTACCAAGTTATAAAGATATTTTGGCATCAGATTTTGAAAATGCAATGGCGTTTATTATGGGTTTTGAGTTCGCCCCTGCATTGAATATCCCACTCATTCAAAATGTATTAGCCGACAACGCTTTTCAAAATAAAAAAGCCCAAGATGAGCTATCACAGATGATGGCGTATTTTAGTGGTGCGTTAGACCATTTGGCTGAATTAAAACACCGCTTAGAAATATCCGAGCGGTGCATTATGGCGTTGCAAAATCGGTTTATTGCCTAAAATCCTGCACAAGACACTTGACAAACCGAACGAAAAACCCTATAATTTACTAGAATGCGGTTAAGTGTGAAAGTCTAACGACCTTATTTAATTTCTACTATTGTAGATAGTGTGAAAACTTAGCCGTTTTTGTTTTTAATCCTATGCCCTACCTTTTGGTGGGGCTTTTTTGTTGGGCAAGGCGGTAAGTCCTGATGACTAGTATTGCAATATCAGCGAGTCGTTACGCCCAACGCTTTTTTGCCCACAGGAGGGCTTATGACAGCAAGCAAGCCCACAAGGGGCAGACCAACATTATTTACTGATGAATTAGCGTTAGAGATTTGTGAACGCATCGCAAACGGTCGCAGTCTTAGAAGTGTATGCCTTGATAAGGATATGCCACACATGGCTACGGTCATGCGTTGGATTGATGATAACAGCGAATTTTGCGAGCAGTATCGTAGAGCGTGTGAAGACAGAGAGACCACACACTTTGAAGAGATGCTGACCATCGCTGATGAAGTCTTACCAGAGACAGCAGAAGTGGCACGGGCGAAACTTCGCATTGATACCCGAAAATGGGTATTATCAAGAATGAACCCGAAGAAATACAGCGACAAAGGGCAAGACGACAGCGCAGACAACGCCATTTCACTCATGGCAAAATTCATGAAAGAGTTGGGGGAAGATAAGGGGGGATAATGTTTGATAAATTAGCAGACCCCTTATATCGCTTGAATAACCTGTACTACATCACAGATAAGACGGGTAAAAAAGTTAAATTCAAGATGACAGCCGAGCAGTTGGCATATTTTCAAGACGAACACCACAAAAACATTATCCTAAAAGCACGACAATTAGGTTTCACCACGCAAGTGTGTATCATGCAGTTAGATTGTGCGCTGTTCGAGTCCAAGAAATGTGCCTTGATTGCCCACACGCTACACGACGCCAAACGGCTTTTTCGGGAAAAGGTCAAATTCGCTTATGACAACCTGCCAGAACTTGTCCGTCTTGCCAACCCTGTTAAGATTGAGACCAAAGAAGAGCTGGTGTTTGAAAATGGTGGTAGTGTTACGGTCAGTACATCCTTTCGTGGCGGTACGCTGCAGCGATTGCATGTATCAGAATTCGGTAAAATCTGTGCTAAATATCCCGACAAGGCAAGAGAGATTGTAACGGGTGCATTTGAAGCCGTACCGATTGATGGTATTGCCACGCTTGAGTCCACGGCAGAAGGCAGACAAGGTTATTTTTTTGAGTATTGCCAACAAGCCGAAAAAGACCAATTAGCTGATAAAGATTTAACCGCCCAAGATTGGCGGTTTTTCTTTTTTGCATGGTGGCAAAACCCTGAATATCAGATGCCATCGGTGGAGCTACCAGAACGCCTTGTAAGCTATTTTAGTGAGCTTAAAGCTAAGCATGGCATTAGCACCACAGCCGAACAGCAGGCGTGGTATTACGCCATATCGGACGCTTTTGCCGAAGGCACGACCTTAGCCCAAAAGTTTGCAGGTGTGGCAACCGCCACAACACAGGGCATGAAGATTGTATCGGCAATCCAACAAATCCGAAACCCTGTCATCGGTCAAGCCCACGACGGTATTATGTCCGTGCCAAAATCAGGCACTTGGAATTTGGAAAAAGGCGAGCGTGTCCTGCCTAAACACACCGCCAAAGCCTTGGATGATAAATTGGCAAGTATGGGTAATGGCAAAGCTGTCAATGTGATTATCCACAATCACAGCAATGCACAAGCCACCGTGGAGCAACAGCCCAACGGCGATGTTTTGGTAACTATTGGCAATATGGCAAAATATATTGCCCGAGATGAGATACAGAAATATCACCATAGTCAGCTAAGGCAGGGCGGTATATATTACGGTAGATAAACAAAAACCCAACTGGTGCAAACAGTTGGGTTTTTTATTACCCCTTTAAACGATACTTAAAAGGATAACTTGTGGTAAATTTTAACATAGAATTGGCAAAAATTGGAGAAATATCTATGCAAAATATCGTTGTAATAGGAATTTTTGCTATTGTATTGGTATTGATTTGGCAATTTAGCAACATCTTAAATGCTGTGGTCAATTTTCTAAAATTTAGAGATGGCAAAAAATGAAAACCTTTACATGGGACATATCCACAGACAGTAGCGAAACTACCGCCTTAAATACCACCATAACCGCTTTTAATGATGGCTATGAGCAGGCGGTAAGTTTTGGTATAAACAATAGCCGTAAATCATGGCAATGTAGCAAAACAGACAAAAAAGCGGTGATTGATGAGATTTACCGCTTTTTGATTGACACAAAAGGCGTGGAAGCCTTTAATTTTACGCCAGTAGCCGATGAACCAAGTATCAAAGTCCGCTTAGATGGGGAAATATCCCGCCAAAAGCAAGGTGGCGATGTTTGGCAAATCAGTTTTGGCTTAAGGCAAGTTTTTTAACCGCCCCACATGGGGCTTTTTTAATGGAGAAAATCATGAGCAACACCCAAAAACTAACCATGCTATCACGCTTGGAAGCTCAAACCTTGCAGTCCTTTATCGCACAAGTGGACGCATGGCAATACACCCACGGCGAAAAAGCAGGCACGGTAGAGATTATCTACTACCCCGAAGATGAAGGCTTTGATGTGTTTAACGCTGAGATAAACCACGGACTTTTAAAACGCAATCGTGCCAGTCTGTTTCGCACTGAGATTTTGGCATGGGGAGCGGGTCAATTAAAACAGCTACAAGGCTGGGACAACTCAAAAACCATCAATGCCTTTGCCGTGTCCTACAAAGACGGTAAATTTGGCGTGGCGGTGGACGTGGCGGATAAGACTGCCGAGCCTGCCAAAACAGACGAATCAAGCGAGACATTATGAGCTTTAACAGTCGTGTAGAGCAGTCAGTCGTACAGGGTTTTATCACCTTGTACGAATTGGACGCTCGTAAATTTGGGGGCGATGTTTACCGCTTTCACGGACACAACCATGACCAAAATGGGGGCGTGATTACATGGCAAGGCAATGAATACCAAGCCATCGCCATAACCGCTGACGGGCTAGAAGTCCGCTCAGACGGCAAGGCAAGCACGCCCACGCTTACCGTTCATAACGACATTGGCGGTGTGCCACAAGCCTTGCGGTATTTATGCCTGCGATATGGCGATTTTGCAGGGGCAAAGCTAAAAGTTATCCACACCCTTGCTGAGTTTTTGGACAGTAGCGATGATGAGCATTACAAAGTACAGCATTGGTACATCGAGCAAAAGACAAGCGAGACGAATGCCACCACTACCTTTGAGCTGTCCAACCCCGTGGACTTTGAGGGCTTAAAAATCCCCGTAAGGCAAATCACGAGCTACTGCCATGAGGCGGTGTGCGGTCGCTATCGGGGCGAGGCGTGCGGATATACAGGCACGGCACGGTTTACCATAGACGGTAAGCCCACCGATGACCCTGAGCAGGACAGGTGCGGTGGACGGCTGTCCGACTGCATGCTCCGCTTTGGCAAAAATGCCGAACTACCCTTTGCAGGCTATCCTGCGTCTAACCTAACCTAGGGGGATATATGTTAATGCTATTGGGATTGGGGATAAACCGCTTAATCAAGCGGTTTTTTTAATGATTGGATTTCTTTCATAATGTCCGTCAATGCGTCTGTAATATCTATGTATTGAGTTGGGGGTTTTTGCTGGCGGTTTTCTAAGCCAACTTGCAACAAATGAACCGCCTGTGCATTCACAGAGCGTCCGTCATCTTTGGCGGATTTTTCTATTTGCTCCTTTAATTCTTGGGGAATGCGTAAGTTAAATTGGGGGTCGGAACGAGCCATACAAGCACCTTTTGAAAAAATTTACAAATATTTTAACAAAAATACTTGACTTAATCAATAGTACAGTGCTATTATTAGCACCGTACTAATACGGTACGCAATAAAAAGCCCCTTGCAGACCGTCAAATCAAACAAGGGGCTAGAATACTAACCACTGATAAGGAAATATCCTATGAGTAATGTAACACAAAAGCCCCTTGAAAATCAAGGGCAATTTGTCACCGTCTTTAATGGCGAAATCAACCAAAACGCTGAAATGCTGTGTGATGCTCGGCAGTTGCATAAATTTTTGGGTGTGCAAACACGCTTTAATGACTGGATTAAAAGTCGTATTTCTGAATATGGCTTTGTTAAAAATCAAGACTATGTTAGTTTTACTGAAAATTCAGTAAAACCCAAAAATGGCAGAAAAAGCATTCAATACCACATCACCCTTGATATGGCAAAAGAGCTAGCAATGGTTGAGAAAAACGCCAAAGGGCGTGAAATCCGCCGTTATTTTATTGACTGCGAGAAAAAAGCCAATTCATTAACCGCACAAATTACCGAAACCACCATTTTGCTTAAAAATATTGACGGTAATTTGTCAGAGGCAGGTTGGTATCTGGCAACACACGGCAAACAGACTAAGCCACAACTCAAAGCAAAACTTACTGAACTTTTGCAAAAAGCCCAGCCCTATCTCCCCTTCGTTGAGTTTGGAGGTGCAAAATGAGCTACGACCACATGAGTAAACACGACATTGCCTCTCTTGCCCGTGAAAATCTGCATTGGGTCAGTACGCTCATCACCCTTGCCAAGAAAAATGGGGCGTATAGCGAGACTTTGCTTGATATTGCCGAGTATTTGTCAGACACGCATTATAGCGACTTTGACGAGATGGCAAACGAGATGAAATAACCCTCAACCACACAAAACCGCTCTCCTATTGTAAATTTGGGGGCGGTTTTTTTATTGGGCAAGCAAAATGCGATTAACCAAAATTTTAAAAGATGACATCCACGCCCACGCCAAATCCGCCTATCCTGCCGAGTGCTGTGGGCTTATCATCGGGGGCGAGTACTACCCCTGCGATAACATCGCCCATGACCCTACCCAAACCTTTGAGATAGACCCTGTGCAGTATGTGGCACTATCGTACAAAGGCGAGATACAGGCGATTGTTCATAGCCACCCCAACGGCAATGCCGAACCGTCCGAAGTGGACAGGGTGCAAATGGGCTTGCACGGGGTGGATTGGGTGATTTGCGGTTATGGCATTCACGCTGACGGGGCGGAATATTGCGACATCAAACGCCACAAACCCACCACCTACACCGCCCCACTGCTCGGGCGTGAATATCATCACGGGGTGCAGGATTGTTATAGCCTCGTGCGTGATTATTATAAGCGTGAGCTGGGCATTGAGCTACCAGACTTCCCACGCATTGATGATTGGTGGGAAGATAAAAGCCATGAACCACTTTATCAAAACAACTTTAAAAAAGCAGGCTTTGACGTGGTGCAAGACTTACAAAAGCATGACGTTATCCTATGCCGTGTGGGTCGCACGCATCACATTAACCACGCCCTAATTTATTTGGGCGATGGCAAGCTAAACAGCGAGACCACACCGCCTGTGGTAGGCAACAGCCTAGTACTGCACCACCCACACGGCAGGTTATCCGTGCGTGAAGTATATGGTGAGAGCTGGGGTAAACGCACGGCGTTGGTGGTTAGGCATGGGCAACTTCATGAGGGCTGATAAAATCCAAACTGTCGCCAAGCGTAGTTTCGGCAAGGCGAAGCTCATAGGTGGTTTGTAAGTTTAGCCAAAATTGTGCCGTACCGCCAAAATAACGAGCCAAACGCAAAGCGGTATCAGCCGTAACGCCACGCCGCTGCCGCACGATGTCGTTAATGCGTGCAGGGGTTACGCCCAATGCATTTGCTAAGGCGGTGGCGGACATACCCATTGGGATTAGATATTCTTCACGCAATACCTCACCTGCGTGAACAGGTCTCATGCCATTTTTGAACATTATTAAGCCCCTATTTAGTGATAATCAACAATCTCAACATCATACACGCCATCATCGCCCCACACAAAGCAAATGCGAAATTGGTCGTTAATGCGAATACTATACTGACCTTCTCTATCGCCTGTCAGCTTTTCAAGGCGGTTGGCAGGTGGAATGCGTAGGTCGGCAAGTGCCACGGCATTATCAAGCATGGTAAGTTTGCGAGTGGCAACGGATAAAAAGTTGGCAAATACACGGCTTGACCCTGTTTCAAACAGGCTTTGGGCATCTTTGCACTTAAAACTTTGAATCATGGTTGGTTGTCCGATTGTTGCAATGATTATATTATATATCGGTATTCGATATAAGGCAAGTATTATTTAAAAAAAGGTAAAAATAATGAAAACCATTGAACTACACGGCATTTTAGCCAAAAAATTTGGCAGATATTTTACGCTTGATGTGCAAAGTGCCAAAGAAGCCTGCCACGCCCTAGCGTGCCAAATCCCTGATTTTAGGGCGTTTATGCAGGATAGCGAAAAGCTTGGACTTAGATTTGCCGTCTTTTTGGGTAAAAAACGCACCCAAAAAACCAACATCGGCGAGCATGAGCTTGGCGATACGACCACCGCCAATCATATCCATATCGTGCCACGGGTCATCGGAGCAGGTGGCAAGGTAATGGGCTGGCTACAGGTCGTGGCAGGGGTCGCCTTGATTGCAACAGGCTTTGGTGCAGGTATTGGTGCAGGGGTAATCAGTTGGAGCATGGTTGGGGCAGGTGCTGGACTGCTCTTAGGTGGTGTAACAAGCCTACTTATGCCCACGCCCAAATTGGGCGAGATGAACGCAGACGGCAATCGCCCCAATAACGGCTTTGGCGGTGCGGTAACAACCGTGGCACAAGGCAATCCTGTGCCGATACTGTATGGCGAGCGAGACGTGGGCGGATTTATCGCCAGTGCGGGTATTTATGCCGAATAATGACAAATAAGTAAGGGTAGAACAATGATACACGGTGCAAAAAAGAAACAACCACAGCCCCACCGCCCCCACATCGCCAAAGATGACCTAGTGTCGGTGGAGCGTTATCAGGGGCTATATGGACTGTGCGAAGGGGAGATTTTTGGGCTTGCCGATGGCGGCAGGTCAATCCGCTTAGACGGCACGCCAATCATCAATGCGAGCGGACAGGCTAATTTTACCGACGTGTCGTGGGAGTTTCGCACGGGTACGAATGACCAAAGCTACATCAAGGGCTTTGCGTCTGTCGAAAACGAGACGGCGGTGGGTGTGGAGCTACGCCATGACCGCCCCTTTGTGCGTGCGATTAACAACAAAGATTTGTCTGCCGTACGAGTACGCCTAAATTTTAACGCCCTACGCCAACAACATGACAATGGCGATATTACAGGCTATGGCATTGAGTACGCCGTAGACGTGCAAACCGATGGCGGGGCATTTGTACAGATGCTACGCACGTCCGCCCGTGGCAAGGCAAGCTCTGGCTTTAAACGCTCGCACCGCATTGATTTGCCAAAGGGCAAAACATGGACCATCCGTGTCCGCCGTATCACGCCCAATCGCAACAGCGACCTTATCGCCGACACCATGTACATTGATGCATTGACCGAGATTATCGATGCCAAACTGCGTTATCCCAACACTGCCTTGCTTGCCCTAACTTATAATGCCAAAACGTTTAGCAACATCGCCAAAATCGCCGTACGCTTGAAGGGCAAACTTATCCAAGTGCCTAGTAACTATGACCCCACCGCACGCACCTATTTTGGGCTGTGGGACGGACAATTTAAGATGGCGTACAGTAATAACCCTGCATGGGTGTTTTATGACCTATGCACGCACAAACGCTACGGACTGGGCGAGCGACTAAACGGCATGGTGGACAAATGGCGACTGTATCAAATCGCCCAATACTGCGATGAGATGGTCGATGACGGCAAGGGCGGACGTGAGCCACGTTTTGCCATCAATGTGTATATCCAAAAAGCCGATGATGCCTATCGTGTGTTACAAAATATGACAGTGATGAATTAGTTTTTAATTTTGTGATGTCAGGCAGATTGACACGACTGTTAGACAAGCCATTTGAGGCTAATAAAAGAGTATATTCGCACCGAGCCAAAAGGTTGATCATCAATTCAAGAGTAAGGACAACTGTAGCAGACATATACAGTCCTGAATATTGTATGTATTATATCGATGTACCAAGAGCTGTCAGCCCTCTATGTGCGATATATTACGATGACCTGGCAGAGAATTGTAATCCAGTAGTATATCTAAATACAGGCTATGTCGGCAGTACAGCAAGAATGATGTTCTACTCAAATGGCAGACTGTCAGATGCTGAGCTTGCCAAGTTTCAGATTTATATTTTTGATGTGGTGGCGACAGAAAAAGAAACTACCGTGGGCATGAATTTGTATGACCGTGAGGGCAATGTTACTTTTAGCAGTCGAAGCCAGCCGATGAGCGTACATACTAAGTATGTCTATGACAGTATACCTGACTCTTACGCATATGTCACAAAACGCGAAGCGTCATTAACTGAATACGGCTATTTCTCAAGAAGCAAATGGGAGGATTATTATTATCTTTCAAAAGGAAACCATAAGTCTGAGATGTGGAACAGATTGAATTCAGGTACAAGAATTAGAGACCTTGTACCTTCAACGATAAACTCCAAGTCTGCGGGTCTGCCCTCTGCAAAAGTTAGATATCTAAGATATTACCCAGCCACTGCAGCTGAATTAGCAGGCTATATTATTAGCATCAATAACGGAGGTTTGCCAAATCCTGTAGAGGGTGATCTGTTTCCAACTTTGGGTGGTCATTACACGCACATGGCTAATAAGCATGTGCTAACTCACACGCCGATATTGACAGCTATCGGCTGTTCAGACAAGCCAGCTGTGCTATTTAGTGTGCCCTTTGATGACATCAAAAGAGATGGCACGGTCAGACACGGTGGTACTTTGCCTGACTCTAGAAGAGTAATATTTACTGGACGCACATCTTTTGATTTTGTTGATATACAAAATTTGCCTTTTCCATTCACAAGGAGACCATCATGACACAACACCACTCCCATAACCACCACCGCCCATCACTGATGGGCTTTTTTATTGAGTAGAGACAAACCTATTTTATGGGGCTAATGCCCCTTTTTTATTGGAGAGACTATGAACGAAAATCAATGGTTACAATTTTTAGTAACCTTACCCTACGTGTTGTTTTTGGCGTTGGGCGGCGGGCTTGCCAATTTTATCATGAAGCTAAATCAAGCGACCGAGCCACAGCCTGTTAAGACATTATTTATAAGGTTTTTGGGTGAGATGTTTTTGGCGGGGTTTGCAGGATTGACAACATTTCTGCTGTGCCGTGAGTGGGGGCTGTCGCTTAACTACACCGCCGTCATGGTTGCCATGGCAGGAAATTTGGGCGGCAAAGCCATCAGTCAGATGTCCAAACTTTATGATAACTTAACCAAACGCCCCTAAGGGGCTTTTTTATGGAGTGAATTATGACAATCAAAGAAATACAAACCGCCATTGGCACAACACCCGATGGCATTTGGGGCAATCAATCCATCCATGCCCTAAGAGTGGCGTTATCAAAGGGTGTGGTTATCCCCATCACAGCCAACATCACGCTAAACGAGCTGTTGGCAAGTCAAACCGCCACACGATATAACATTGATAACATGCCAAACGCACAGGTTCTGGCAAATTTGATTGAAAGTGCGGTTAATCTATGGCAACCTGCAAGAGACATCTTAGGACACCCCATATTTATCACCAGTGGTTATCGTTGCCCTACCTTAAATCGCAGGATTGGTGGGGCGAAAAACTCGGCGCACCTGCACGGCTATGCCATTGATTTTAGTTGTCCTGCCTTTGGCAATACAAGGGCGGTGGTAAAACATTTGGCAGATGAGTTCAAGAAGCGTGGTATAAAATTTGACCAGTGTATTCTTGAATACCCTCAAAGCCCGAACAGTTGGGTGCATCTGGGCTATAAACGCTCAGATGGCGTACAGCGTGGGCAAGTGTTTAGAATTGGGTAAAGGAGGGGGCATGTCATGCACCTCTCACGAAAATAGCTGTTTCTGACAGTCTTTTATCTAAGATTATCTAAATAATCTGCCCAATCCTGTAGCATTTTGGTTCGTTCGGGCAAGTACAGGGCGTGGTTATAAATGCCACTGACTGTATTGTCCACATGAGCCATTTGTAGGTTGATATGCGTGGTATCATATCCTAGTCCGTGTAGATAGGTTGAGCCTGTGGAGCGTAGGTCATGCCCTGATATGTTTTTTAGCCCCATATAATCTAAGGCACAATTAACCGTCATCGCTCCAATGGGTTTTGTAAAGTCTTTGGGCGATACAAATACAAACTCACCAAGTCCTGTCATGGGGTGCATATCTTTTAACAATTTTATCATCTGGTTGGATAATGGCACAATGTGAGGGCGGTCGGTTTTCATGTTGCGTTCGCCTTTTTTGCGTCTTGAAATCTCAGCAAGTGGCACGCTCCATAGCTTGCGTTCAAAATCTATATGTTCCCAACGCATAAACCTTGCCTCTTTGGTTCGGCACATAGTGTAGAGCATTGTCCATATCACGCCTTTGGTTGATGGCATACCGCCATAATTTTGCAGTTTTTGTAGCAGTAGTTTTAGCTCATCAAGGGTCAAATCACGGGCATGGTCAATGGGCGGACGCTCAATCTCGCCTTTTGCCCCAATCGTGGGGTCATGCAAGCCACGCACCGACCGCATGGCATGGCGAAATATCAGCCCTGATTGCTGACGGCAAAGCTCGGCGGTTACTTCGCCCGTGCCATGCTTTTTAATATTAGCCCTGACCAGTTTTAGCACTCTATTCATCATCTGTATGATGTCTATGGTGTCAATGTCTTTAATAGCTTTGTTGCCAATCTCAGGCAGGATATAGGTATCTAGGTTATGGCGGATTTGGCGAACATAGCCACTTGACCGCTTGTCTTTGATTTTATCCAAAAAGGCATTGGCGTGATACGCAAATAAATCGGCTCGCTCATCTTTGGCGATTTGCTTTTCTTGGCGTTCTTTGGCAATTGGGTTAATGCCTTGTTTTAGGGCCGCTCTGGCGTTTAGGTGCTTTTCTCGTGCCTGCGATAGACTTATCATCGGGTATTCGCCAAGCAACATCATGGTTGCCTTGCCGTCAAAACTGAAACGGTAATACCAATATTTTTTGCCATTGGGGCGGACTTCAATGCATAGACCTTGCTTGTCTGTTTTGCGATAAAGTTTGTCGGTAGGTTTTAGATTTTTAACTTGTGTGTCGGTTAGCATAAAAAAAATTGAGTGTAATGGGCTTTACACTCAATATTATACTCAATTTTTTATGGGTTGCAATGGGTAAAAATGGGTTAAGATGATAAAAGAATAATAATGAAATGCTTTATTTTATTAAATTATGGCTTTAACCATCTTTCATCATCTTTGCCCATTATTTATCATATGTTAGTTATCTATCATTAAGAGCAT